CCTCAATCTCAAGAAAGTCTGCGCAGTGGCTGCAGTAGTCATACCGTCCAGTGGTCACTACGCTCTTGCCCTGTGCAATCTGCTCACCGCAGTAATCGCACTTTGCGCCTTGCTCTGTGATGAAGATGAATGCCATTTTGGTGGTCCCTTGCTCTTGGTCTGTGCTTTCTATATCGGCATTATGGCACAGACCTTTAGGGGTTGTCAAGTGATTTCTTTGGGCAATGCCTGCTGGGCCGCCCAGGTCCACAGGGCAATCTCCAGGTTAGGCTCCTGCTGAGCAATGTGCATGGCCTGGCGTATGCTCATGGCATTCATGGTCCAGCGCCACTGCTCAGCCTTCAGGTCACGTAGCTGCTCTACCGTCTCAGCATTGAGCACGTCTACAGCCCGCTGGGCCATGTCATCAGGCACGTACAGTGGCAGGCCGTTGCCCTCATCATCCAGGTCAACTACCCATCCCCAGTCATCAGGGTCCCAGCCATCTATCTGGCGCTCAGCCTCTAGCTCAATCTTGATGTCCTCAAAGGTCCTATCCATTGACCTCTTGAAAGCCACCAGAGCCGCCAGGCCTACCCAGAATCCAGCCGCACTACCGTATATCAACCATTTCAGCACGCTAACTTGCTCCTCATTGCTCACGGATTGCCACCACAGCCCACCATTCAAGCCGTATAGGGCGCATACCTAATTACCCAGGCCGAACACAGGCCTGCTTACCGCCCGCCTTACAGAGGCAATCACAGCCTCTGTGGGCGCCAGGAACCACTCACCACGTGCATGGTACTGACGTAGCTTGTTATGTATATGCCCTTCAGTTGCTAGCGTACCGACGCCCACAGCCTCTAGTACTAGTTCCTGTGGATTACCAACCTGAAGATCACGCAGTCTGGATTTCACACCATCCATAGTACCACTCCAGCCAACCTTGTGATAGAAATAGTTGCGCATTGTGGTGCGCTTTATGGGGTCACCGTCCTGGATAATCACATACACAAAACCATCAGGCTCAGGATCACCATCAGGCTCAGGGTCTTGCATAGTCAGTCTGCCCACAGCCCCGCAAGAATCACTACACCACATGCGCTGCTTACCAATCAATGTGGTGCCGCAATTTTTACAAGTCACTGCAAGCTCTCCAGATAGCGCACGGTTGTCAATACGCCATCTTCCGGCCTGCTTACTATGCGCCCATCAGCTAGTAACCAGGTATCCCCACCATCATCATATAGAGCTAGGCACGCATCTATGCCATGGACAGTACCTGTGTAATCAATAGCACCATCAACATCAGCGTCAATCCATACCCAGCCTGCCATTTCAATGCGGGCAGTCAGATATTCCTCAACTGTCATCAGATTCCTCATCATCCTCACCCTGCATCATGTCAATGACGCCCTCAAGGGTCTGAATGCGCTGATTCAGTGCGTTGATGTAGTTGGCCAGTACCAAGGTCTGCATGGGCAGCAGTACCACGCCTCTGGGCCGCAGCTTGACCTCTACAGCTTCCTGCTCATTGCCATCCTCATCAGTGATGGTAGTGGGCCGCTGTTCCTGATTCAGGCCACGCTCCATGACCAGCTTGATGGGGTCCATTTCACGCTTGCGCTGCCGCTTGCCCTTCCGCTTGTTGCTCTTGCTCTTGCCGCTGGGTGCGCTCATTTTGCCGCTCCTATCCGTTCTGGCGCTCATGGTACCTGGCAAGCTGCCTACGATTGTGGCACGTCCTGCACTGCTCCTGATTGCCGTTTGCTTGCGCTTCATATTGATGGTCTTGTACGCTGTCATGCCGGTCCCTAATTCTATGGCACGATACACACAGGGCCTCATAGTCATTGATGTCCTCATAGGCGCCAGTGATGTTGGCCCAGTGCTGTGCTTGCTTGCCACATGGGCATTGGTGCTCAGCAGCTTTGCCACGTGCACGATACACAGCCCTATGCGCCTGTACGTACTCACTGGTGCCTGACATCATCACCCTAGCTCATAGTCCTTGTATACCCTACCTAGCTCAGGATCACCAACCAGGTGTGGCCGCCACCACCACACGCCTTTGATGCGGTTGCGACCAAGCCCAGAGCCGTTACGATAGTCCCTGAAATGCCCACGCCTCAAATGCTTGCGCATCCGAACCCCCGTCTCTAAATCACTTACTGGCACATAGTGCCTATTCTGCTTTACCAGGAGCGTGTGATAGTCTACCGCCCGCTTAATGCGCTTGCGTGCCTTGCGTGGCCTGGGGTCAGCTACACGCCCCAGTGTCACATTTTCAGTTTGCAGCAGCTTAGCTGTGAGTATGATGTACCCAAGTGACGTAAATATCTCTGCTGCCTCTGGCGTATCAGCTTCATACTCATTTAGGTGTGCCGATGTAGCCCAGTTGGCGTCTGCCTCAAAGTCCCATGGTGCGTCACTGTATGTATGCAACCATGATAGGCGCTGCCACCAATACTGACCGCCCAACAGGAAAACCCTCCAAATGCTATATGTCTGATGGCCCTGTGCAACACTGTGCAACTTTGCCGCAGCCACCATATCTGTAGCGCCATCAATCAGTGATTCTACCGTCATCACATCAAATGGTAGAAACCCACGCAAGCCTTGCAGCGTATCCCCTGGTGATTCTTTCCCAACTAAATCCATGATGGAATCTGCATGCACCACTACACCCAACGGTCCTGCATAAGGCATCATACTATCACCAAATGCAGGATGCACTACACCATTGTGGCGCTGCCAAGTTTCTAAGGGCCTACCCATTGATGTATCCGCCACGGTCCTGGCCCACTACGCCAGCCGCCTTGTCTGCCTTGCCTCTGTCACGCCCGCTCATGCGTACCTTGGTCATTGACTTCAGTGTGGTATTGCTGCCCTTGTGGTAGGGGCAATCACTGCTAGCGCCCTCACGCCAGCCGTCACTGGTTTCCTCCTGGTCAGGGTAGTCAGGGCAATAGTGTTGACGTGCCATCAGTATCCTTCCTGTATCCGTGCCTTGAGATAGTCCCAGGCGCCCAGTGCTGCCACTGCGTCATATCCTGCATCATGCAGCTTCCAGGTGCCGCTGCTGGGAATGGTCAGCGCCCGCTCTGCGCCCGCCTCCTGTGCCTGGCGCTTCAGGGTCTTGCTCTTGATTCCGTGCGCCTCTGCAATGGTGTACGTCACCGCATTCAGGTCCACGCTACGGTAGCTCATCTCACGTGCGATGCCTGGCAGGTACCGACGCAAGAATGGTGCATCAAAGCTGCCCACGTTCCAGCCCACCATGATGCGCTCACCACGCCAGGCCTGGCTGTGCTGCTGCAGGAATGCAATGGCATCAGCCGTCACCTCACCTGGGGTCATCCCGAACTTCTCCAGCGCCTCCTGCGTGATGCCGTGCACGCCATACGCACCCTCATCCCACTCCCAGCACTGCGTGCCCACTTCATACTCTGGGCCTGTGACTGTGGACGGCCCAGCCCAGCGCCAGCCGCCAATGAGCCAGGATGCATAGCTGCCGTCCTGGGTGGCCAGCCCTAGCTGGATGGGTGCATGGCGCTCATGGGTGGTGCCCGATGTCTCAAAGTCCAGGCCGATGAAGTCACGCTTACTCTTGCTCATCCTCCTGGCCTCCATCCCTGCTTCCTCTTGGCCTTCATGCGGAATTTGGGCAGCCACCTAGTCAGCTTCATGTAGTCCCCTCCAGTCAGCACGTGCCTGGTCAGGCCACTGGCCGTACTTGATGGCCTCAAGCAGGTGCACGTATGCATCCTCACTGAGGAATGTGCGTGCCACGTGTATCAGGGCATCCTTACGTGCCGCTGCGTACGTGGTATACCGCTGCTCACGTCCACGGTACCCACTATGGGAATTCTCCAGGCCGTGCTGGCGGTAGTGAGTCAGCAGTGATTCCACCGTCACTGGTGGAGCATCCTGCTGGTTTGCGAAACTGGGCGCCCGCTGGTCAGCGTATGCCATCAGTGTCCTTCCTGTGGTTGCTCATCACTATACAACCGGATGAGCGCAGATTAGTGTGAGTGGCCCTAGCGCCGCTTGCGCTTAGTGCGCCTGGCGTTGCGCCGTTTCTTGGCCTTCAGTCCAGCAGCAGTCTGGCGCTTCCTACGCTCTGCCCGCTTAGCGCTCTTGTATGACACATAGCTGCGCCCGTTGCTGGCCTTCCACTTGCCGCCCTTGCGTTTGGGCATCTACTTCTGCCGCTTATCTGAACGTGACTTACGGAACTTGCCCGCCTTAGTCCGCTTGTGGCTCTTGCGCCTCTTGGCCATCAGCCGCCTCCTGAGTCTTGGTGGTCTTGCGCTTACGCTTCAGCTTGGTAGCTGCCAGCCCGCAATGACAGTGCAGGGCCTGGGTGCCATCTCCGTAGATGGTCACCCTGGCCTCTACTTTTCCGTGCGTGCTACACAGGGCTTTCATTAGCCCCTGCCCGCAGTGTCCTTGGTCTGGCGCTCGCCGCCCCACTTCTGGTCAGCGTTCTCAGGCACAACGTCTGCAGCCTGCAGCGTATCGTTGTCCTCACCACGATTGACTGCACGATTGTATGCCTGGTCAGCATCGTGGGCCTTACGGTTGATTTTGCTATTGGGCAGTGTCCTTGCCATGTCTGTGCACCTCCAGTGCCTATATGCCATCCAGGTGATGGCTGGGACCCCAGGTACCTTGGCATTGGTTCCCAGTGGCTTTCACCTAAGAGAATACTGCCCCTAAGGCCTCAGACGCCTGTGGGCGCCTCAGTGGTTTGTGTGCTCCTGGGTGCGCCCAGCCACGATAGATGGCTAGGTCACCCTCATGCTCACCCAGGGTCTTGCGTACCTTGCTCAGATGGTAGCGCACATTGGCAGGGGTCAGGCCCAGGCGTTGCGCAATCTCAGGGCCTTCCAGCCCATCCAGGTAGTACGCCACTGCCACGTCACGCTGTGTGCCCTCCAGAGCGCCCATGTGGGGCAGCACGATGGCCTCCAGTGTCATCACCAGGTCAACCTCAGTCTGGCTGTCTGGGAGCATCTGAGTGTGCCTTGTGATGCCGTCATTGCCCTGAGCATCTGTGGTGGTATCCCATGGCGTGCTGTGTGACTCACGTCGCCAGATGTCAATGGCCGCATTCCTTGCGTACACGTACACCAGTGGCCGGTCAACCGTCTTCAGGTTGTGCCCAGCTTTCAGCAGCGCCTCTGCCGTGCTCTGCAGCACGTCATCAGCGTCCTGGCCGTACTTCCGTGCTGCGTGCCAGGCAGCGTCCTCCAGGTCCCTCAACCCAGCCGCCTGCGTAGCTCTTGCGCCAACTGCCTGCGCCCTTGGTCCTCAGGCATCCTGCTATTGGCGTATGTGGGCCGCTGGCGCCCGTTGCGCCACATTTCAGCCTGCAGCATGCGTGCCGCCTCCACTGCCGCCTCATCAATGGGTAGGCTAGTAGTACTCATATGGGTCATCCTCCATGTCACTGGCCCAGTCATCATAGCCCAGCATCATCTCATCAATGGCAGCAAGCTCATCCAGGGCCTCCTGGCGCTCCCGCTCCCAGTCCTCACGCCACTCCTGGGCACGTGATGCCCTGGTCTGGCGCCTGCGCTCTTGCTTGGCACGCATGGGTCCACCGCCTGGTGGCACATGACTGCGTGGCTTGCGATGGGTTTTACTCATATTTGACCATTTCCTCAGCTTCCTGCTCATGGGTGCGCTGCATTCCAGCCAATTGACTGACTGAGCCATATAGCTCATCCCACAAGTCATACTGCATATTGGTGGCAAAGTTGTCCTCACGTGCGCCGTCATCCAGGTCACTTGCAGCACCCAGGATAGCTGCCACGTACTCAGCGTCAGTCATGTAGCCCACGTACTCACGCCTTGGCACGCCCGCCTCACTGGTGCCCAGGTCCCTGTATTTCATCCTGCTGAATCCAGGCCTCATCCAATCACTCCCATTTTGATTCCGTCCTCAACGATGCTGTGCAGGCTGGTGCCCACCCAGGCTAGCCGGTTCCACTCAAAGAAAATCCTGTGTGCATCAGCGTCAGTGAATCCTGGGTGGCCCGCTGCATCCAGGGCTTTGGCATAGCTGCCGTGCTCCTGCCTCATGGCCTGTATCTGGTTTGCTCTGCTGGTCTGCATGTCCCTGCTCCTATCCGTATACCAGAGCATGAAGGGTCTGGCCCTCATTGCTCATCCAGGCGTCAAGCACCTTGGTGGCGTGCTGCTCACCGTAGCCAGGGTGGCCCAGTGCGCTCAGGATGCGCTGATTACTGGCAGTCTTGAGTGCCTTGGCAATCCGCAGCACCTCAGCCCTACGCCCTGCGCTGGTGCTCAGGTCATTGCCCTCAGCAATGGCTGCGCCCTTTGCGAGCACTGGCGCAACATTGTAGTAGTTGGCCATGCGCCGCTTGATTTCGGCCTTGGGGGTGGGGGTTGTATTCTGCACGGTAGCCTCCTGGGGCTGGGGGGTGGTATGTGCTTGCTCTTTCATATCGGCAGCTTACGCCGTCTGATGGCTGCCAGGCGCTCACGTTCCTCACGCTCTGCCTGGGCCTTGGCATGGGCATCCAGTAGCGCTTGCTTGTGCTCTGGCGTGAGCCGTGGGTTGCCAGGGCATGCCGGATTGTCACAGCCCAGACTGGGCACCTGGTAGGGGTAGTTGCATGTGGTGCATGTGGCGTATTCCATGGGTCCCTATCCTACGATGGCGTAACGGTTGCACTTGCTGGTCTGGTCAAGGTGCTGGCCCTCAGGTGTGGTGATGATGGTCTTGACTGTGCGCCCTGCCACCACTGCCCAGACGTGCTGGCCGTGGCCTGTGAAGATGCGCACGCCAGTGTGCTCACGATTCTTGGGGTGGGCTGCTGCCTGCAGTGCACGGTCCTTGACCAGTGCCCGCTCATCAGCAGTAAGGTCAGTGAGTCGGCCCAGGTGCCGCTCAATGCTGTGGTCACTATGGGCCACTGTGTTTGCGTGGTAATCGTATGCCTGGCGCTTGGTGTATCGGTAGCTCATGGCTCCTGCTTTCTTGCTTGCCTGAGGCAACGATACCACAGATGCCCCAGGCGTGCAACACATCGGGGTGACTATTTCCGATATAGTCACCTTGCTGGCTACAGGGCTGCCAGCGCTCCCAGTACCTTGGCGTACAGAGCACGATACCAGCCCAGGAATGTCATGGGGCTGACGGTAGGCTCATACAGCACCTCAGCAATGGGGCCGTCCGCAGGCTCACGCACGTCATCACAGGTGAAGGTGCGCAGGTCACCGTTGGCGTAGGCCGTCACAGGGCTGCCAGGCTCAATGTCAACCACAAGCACGTAGCCGCCCGCAGGTGCGTTGTCAGCCTCACCATACGTGAGCACCTTGCCGTCCTGCGTCACACTCCAGATGGCCTCACCATCTACCTCAACGTCAAAGCTCACAATGGCGCTCTCAGCGTCATATGCGCACTCTGCGCCAATGGGGTCATCATACCGTGTGCCTGCATCATCAGCGATTGCCGCAGGCGCCACACTCATCACGACAAAGAGCGCCAGGGCGCCAGCCGTTTTCCTCATCAATTTCCTCACCATGCACCTCCTAGTGCTCAACTGGTCTGATAGAGCACTCACGGAGAGTCTGGGCCAGATTCCTGCCTACTGGCTACTTTACATCCCAGGGCCGTGCACTGCGCCTGGGTAGCGTTTCACTTTCTGCTGGTCACTGTGGGCTTGATTCTCTCACTACCGCATCCGCATAATTCTCTCCACTGTCCTTCATTCAGGGGTCCGCATCAGGTAGTCAAAACCTGGCTGGTGGTCGTTAGCCGTCAGGGTCAGTTTCTCAGAGCCGCTTAGGTGGTCCTTCTCAAGTCCCAGAATCTCTGTGAGTGCTCTATTCAGTTATCAATGTATAAGTAGTATCGGCCACCCAGTCACAAAAGTCAAGTGGTTTCAGTGACTATCTTTGCAATAGTCACATCTGACTAGTTACTTGGGCAAAGTCTTGGGCCACTGCTCCAGGTCAATCTCACCACACCTATCCTCACGCAGCAGCAAGTGCCTGTACGCATCACGTGCGTGTTTCTGGCCACGTATCCAGGCGCCTGCCTGCCGCAGCCGGTCATCTGTCACACGTACCTTGGCAGCGCTTGGCGTTTGCATGATAGGGTCAATGCCCTCAGTCTCACACCATGCGAAAATGCGCCCGATAGTCTCAGTGGCGCTCAGGTTGACTGCTGGCCCAGGCCTGCTGATGAATGACTCAACCACAAGCTCTGTAATGCCGTGTGTGCTGTGGAAGCCATTGAGCACCACCCAGATGGATTCGCCTGGCCACTGTAGTGCCCGCAGTTCACCGTCCTCAGTCCGCCACGCAATGCCTGTGCCCTTGCCAGGGTCGATTGCTAGTCTCATGCTGTCACCTCCAGTATGGTGTCCAGGTTGTCAATTAGTTGCTGGGCCTCAATGGTGCCTGCCAGCCCCAACTGCTCCAGCTTCCAGTACGTTGCTTCCTCCCAGCGCTCAAATGGTATGGCCTCCAGGCCACGCAGCCAGGCCACAACCTCAGCCCACTGCTCCTGTGCCATCTCATCCAGGTACGCATCCTCAGCACTGGCAGCACTGGTGCGCAAATCATCATCAACTATATGCCCCTGCTTACTCTGTAGTGCCCGCATGATGTCCTGAGCACCACGTACACCTGTGATGGCGTGCAATGCATCCCTGCTGAGCGTTTCCCAGTCAGCTACGCCTGCAGCCTCTAGTGATTGCACTATGCGCACATACTGCTCATAATTGTACCTAGACATCGGCACACCGCCAGTGACTGCACCCAGGTGCATTTTGACAGCAAATGTGATGCTGGTGCTGGCATAGCTCCAGAACGTCTTGCCCACTGGGTGGTCTGGGTCCCAGCGACTCATGGCCTCTGCCAACCCACTCCACGCCTGCTGCAATATTTCCTGCCTGGCCTCTGTCTTGTGGTCACCATGCCTATGGCCGTATTTCAGACTGATATGATACACCAGTGGCCGCATGCGCCAGTATAAGTCAGCAGTGGCAGTAGTATCACCACCCTGTGCCAACCTTACCAGCTTTGTAACTCAGCAGGGGTTTGTAGCCGCTTGGGCACAGGGTCTTGATTCTTACTCAGGTCCAGGTATTGGCTCACTTAGCATCTCCATATCTCACTGCCCACTCACCGCTCACAGTCAGGGGTGGCACATACTCACGCCGCTCCATCAATCTGCTGGCCTCATCCAGCGTGTCAGATGCCACCGCCTTTGGCACGCTCATCACAATCTCATCATGCACGGTCAGCCGCATGGCCTCACCGTACCCAGCCTCACCCATGGCAATGATTGACTCTTTCATCAGGTCAGCACATGACCCTTGAATCAGGCTATTGCCCAGGTCCTTGAATATGTGAATCTGGATGGGGGGTAGGCCGTCTCCACGTTTCTTAGTCAGCAGCTTTGGCCTCATGCGCCTGCCGCCCACCGTCCTGATGTACTGCTCACCGTAGTTGCCCCTGCGCTGCGCCTGCGCCTCTGTCAGCCACTGAAGGTGCCGCACCCTGTAGTTGGCATGGAAGCGCTCAGTTGCTGCCTTCCAGTCCAGTTCCATCAGTTCTGGCACACGGTCCTCCTGGCCCAGCCTGTAGGCAAACGCAATGGCCTGCTCTTTGGTCTTGCGCCAGCCTGCACCGTACTGTGATGCCAGGGTAATCATCTTGCCAATGTGCCGGTCCACTCCCAGCAAGTCAGCCACCTGCTGGTACAGGTCATCACCGCTCAGGAATGCCGCACGCATACGCTCATCCTCAGCGTAATGGGCAAACTGCCTAAGCTCCATCTGCTCATAGTCTGCCACCACAAGCACCTGGTCATCATCGTCAGCCACAATCAAGTCACGCAGACCGTGGCCACGTGTGATGTTCTGGAAATTGGGGTCACTGCTGCTGAATCGCCCAGTGATGGTGCCCAGCGTATTGAATGATGGGTGGATGCGCCCTGCCGTACTCATGTCCCTGGCCCAGGGCCTCAGGTACGTGCTCAGCGTCTTGGCAGCTTTCTTGTATTCAATGATGGCCGCTGCTGCCTCTTGCACCAGGCCATCAGCCGTGGCAATGAGCTTATAGAACGTCACAGCCTGCGTGTCACTGATGGCAGTGCCCAGCGCCCTAAATGCCGCCTTCAGTTGCATGCCGCTGGCCAAATTCAGTGCATCCTTGTGGGCCTTGTCTGCCTTGGGGATGACCTTGCGCTCAAAGATACGCTCTAGGGTGCTCAGGGCATCAGCCATCTTGCGTTCCTCATCTGCAGTCATCTCAGCCAGGCCCTGCTGGTCTATCCTGATACCGTTGCGCTCCATGCGGTACACATAGGGCAGCAGCCTTTGCTCACGCCTCAGTGGTTCCTCAGCGTATCCAACTACGCTGGGGTACAGCAGGTCAAATAGCTCACCGCCAATGATGGCATCCATGCCACCGTACTGCACCAGATAGCGCAATGGCACTGTGGCCCAGTCCCAGTCATTGTCATTCATCACCTTTTTGAGTGCACGCTGGTCCTTGCTGGCATCAATGCGTAGGTAGTGCTCTGACAAGTCCTTGAGCCGTCCACGCAATCTGGCATGTACCCTCTCATCATAGAAGTGAGACAGCCACATGGTGTCAAAAATGGTAGACTGGTCAAACATGTCCAGCAGACTAATGCCATAAGTCTGGAGCACGTGTATGTCAAACTTGGTATTGTGGGCGCAAATCCAATTTGCAGCGCTGAAAATATGAATCAGTGCCTCACGCCACTCAGGCGTGCGTGCGTCAAATACCCAGGCCTTATCCCAGGGCCGCACGCTAATCTGAATGATGCGTGCAACGTCCTGCGTGCCAGAGCGCACCAGCAGGCCTGTAGTCTCAGTGTCCCAGTAGAGTAGCCCAGGCTCAGCACGCACCGCCCTGAGGCAGTCACGTGCTTTCTCAAGGCTATCTACAAAGATGACCTCACGTGCGTCTGTCATCTATCAGGACGCCAGTCATTGCGCCGGTCAGTTGTATCCAACACTGTGCCGTTGTCATGGTAGATGTGCTCCAGCACACGCATGCACTGGGTGCAAGACGATGGCAGCCCTAGCCAGTCAACCATCTCAGGCACGATTATCAGCCCTTGGTCATTGCTGATGGCTGCCCAGTCAGTGTCAAAGTCAATGACCTCACTGGCGTGCCTGCTGCGCTCATCAAGCTCTTGCATGGTCAGGCCCAGGCGCCGTGCCCGCACATCTGCTGGGGCCTTCACCTCAACTACCTTGCCGCCTGCACGCTGTATGTTGCCAGCCTCATTCTGAAAGCGCACGTCAGTGATGCACCACAGGTCATCATCCTGCGCCCGCTCATCAATGTACTGCATGGTGTAGTTCACCCAGTAATCAGGATGCTGCGCCCGCCTGAATTCCGTGCCCCACTGCTGGAGTATCCAGCGCTGGCCCTCAGTGTAGGGCTTGGCCCAGATGCCTGCGCCGTCAGTGTCGCCAATATTGATGGATGGAAATGCGCTCAGCACCTCCACGGTAACCTCACGCCGCACGCCATCGGCCAGGCCAATGCGCCGCACGTTGTGGTCAGGGCTGCCGCTCAGCATGGCCTCAAGCCGCTGGTGTAAATAGTCCTTGCCAGCACCCTGCTGCCCTGCTATGCCCAAAATCCTCATTGCAACCTCCAGTCTTTGCTGCGCTTATCCACGGTCATCTTGCCACGCATCTCCAGCGTGCGCAGGATGTCAGCAGCGTCACGCCACTCCAGTTTCAATAGGTCAGTGATGTTGGCCTGGCCCATGCTCCCGCCATGGGCCTCCAGCGTGTCAAGCACCTCTTGCGCCCTGCGCTCAAAGCTGTTGCTGGCCACTTCCATGCTCATCTTGGCCAGGTCCTGCACCGCTTCCTCAACTGTGTGCATGGCCCGCAACACGTCGCACACCTCAACCTGCGCCACACGCCCCTCACGTGACAGTGCGTACAGGCCCGCCAGCTTGACCACGTGCCAGAATGCCCTGCCCTTCATGGCGCCCAGGGCTGTGGTCTGGTCTGCAGCCTCTTTGTAAATGATGGCGTCCAGTGCATCCAGGCGCCTCAGGGCTGCCTCACTGATAGGCACCTCTATGGGCTGGGGCTGGCGTGTCATGGTGGGCGCCGCAATGTTGGCAATGTGCTGCCGCAGGTCCTGCTGGTCATCCTCCCAGGTGGTATCCTGCTGGCGTGCCATCAGCGAGCGCCTGCGCCCACGCTGGGCCTCACGTGCGTCAAAGATGAGGAAGCGTGGCAGCAGTCCGCTCTCCACGTCCTCAGACTCCAGCACCTGAAACAATGGGTCAGGCGTGCTGGCGCTCATAATGCTCACAAAGGCGCCGTTAGGTACGTCAATGGTGGCCTGTGCCCGCAGCACGTGGATGGGGCTGTGGTCATACGCCTTCATCAGGATTTTGTCAAATCCCTTCAGGTAGCTGTTGCTGCGTTTCTGCACCTCAAAGATGCCAGCCACCTCATCCAGATTCATCAGCACTGGCGTGCGTGCCTCACCAGCTTTGGCCAGTGCCCGATTCAGCGCCTGTGGGCTGACATCATCCAGCGTGGTCACCAGCTTGCCGCCCGCTGTAGTGTGGGGCATCAGGTCATCAATGTAGCCCAGCACTGTGGACTTGCGTAGCACAGTGGATGGGCCTACCACCATCACGTACATATTCATATGGATGGGCTTGCTGCTGAATAGACCTTTGAGCACCACGCCGTCACCAGCCGCCAGGCTCAACGCCATCAAGCCAGCAGCCTCCAGCGTGTAAGGTGGGGCATCGGTCTTGCGCCCAGCCCAATCCTTGAATGCCTTGACAAACCCAACTGGGGGCAGGCCGTCTGACTCCACCTGCCTGCGCTCATCTGATGTGAGTAGCCTTAGGCCCTCATCCCGCATGGTATGCAGACCTCACTGCGTTCCATACCTCCTGCTCATCCATGGGTGGCTGGCACCTGCTGGCGCCCACGTTGACAATGGCCAGCGCATCCTCAAAGCCTACCTCACAGGACCGCAGGAATCGTGCGCAGATGTACGCTTTCTGGTTCCGCTCACCTTCCTCAAAGCCGCCCAGCCACTCACCCAGGATGGCCTGGGGCTTGCTCACTTGCTGGCCCAGCAACTGCTGCACCAGGGTTTCTTTGGGAATGTTGAATGCGTCCACGCTGATGCGCTCTGTGCTGCCGCCCAGGTACCTTGCCATCATCCCACGCTTGGCATTGATGACCCCTGGTACACGCAGGATACGCCTGGGGTCATGCACCTTTTGGTCTGCGCCAATCTGGGCAGCCAGCCGCTTCATGGTGCTGCGCCCTTCCTCCACGGTCAGACTTTCTTTCAAGTGCCAGATGGCCTGCCAGCGAAAGCTGCCGCCTTCCTCACTAGTCTTGACCAGCGTAGTGGGCTGGGGCCATTGCAGGTCAGCATCAGTGCCCCAGGGCCATGGCCCATTCAGGTCATCCTGGTCCACCCACACTCTGTCATACATCTCAGCATGCTGGTAGCTCAGGGGCATGGCGCTGGCGTACACGTCAAAGCCGTGCTGCTCAAAGGCCTCAATGGCTTGCAGAATGTCCAGAGTCTGCATACCGTTGTACGTGTGCTTAGGCCCGCCATATCTGAAGGTCTTGCGCCGTGCGTTCCCACCCTTGATGGCCACTAACTCAAGCTCATCACCGTCATCATATTGGGCCTCTAGCCACTGCTGTACTTGGTCAAAATCCACTTAGGTGCTCCTGCCACTATGGGCGCCCAGGCCTGTGAGCATCGGCCCAGGCGCCCGCCTCATTCCCCTGCCTACGATGAGGGTATCAGAATGGCAGGTTCTCATCCAGGCCGACAGCATCAGCCTCAACTGCCGTCAGGAAGTCCTCACCAGGCTCACGGTACTCAGCAACCTTGCTGCGCAGTTCCGGCACCGTATTCTTGGGGGCATCAAGAAACTGGGGTTGGCCGTTCCGCTTCACCTGCTCATTGTTCACCAGGAAGCTGACCGGCAGGGTAGGCAGCGCAGCCGCCATAGCTCCAGGCAGTTCCTCAGGTGGCGTGTCAATGTCAATGTCAGGCTTTGCTGCCTGCAGCACGTTGACCACGCCGCCAGGCATTGTCAGGGCCTTGTCACTGAATGAGGACATACCCCAGACCTTGCGCCCGTTGTGCTCATCACCGTGCACGGTCACCTCAATGCTCAGGTACGCACCCTTGGCGCCAGCACGCACCTCAACCTTGGTGATTACCCCGTCATACCAGCCCACCGGCAGTGGCTCAAATCCACTGGCGCTGACCTCTTTGTTCATCAGTTCCTCAAGTGATGGAATGCTCACGCATATACCTCCATAGTCACGCCTCATCACTATACAAGCGCATGAGACACAGTTAGTGTGAGTGCCTTAGAGCTTTACGCCCAGCAGTGCAGCCACATCCTCAAACTCAGCATTCACCAGGTAGTCTGGCGGATTGCTGCCCTTAGGTGCCCGCAGCTTGGCCACGTGCTTGACAGTGGGCCGCAGCAGCATCACACGCTCAACCTCAGGCGCTTCCTCACCCTTGGCCAGTGCCTTGGTGTCCACAATGTCACCCTTGGCGTACATATACCCAACCACGTCCATGTAGCCAGGTAGCTCATCAGCCAGTGCAGGTGACAGCCTGGGCCGCACCTTCACACGTCCGGTAAGCTCATCAGTGTCCTCACGCTGGAGTGCAGTAATGACAGTGTGCATAGGCAGGTCCCTGAAGCCACGTGCAATCTCACGCATGACTCCTGTGAGCCGTCCCCACTCACTGAATAGTGGGCTGAATTCATCACGTGATGCATCCAGGGCCACCGCTGCCCGCATGATTTCTTTGAGTATGGCTGCAGCCGTCTCAGTAAAGCTGTCCAGCACCACAGTCTCATACTCATGCTTGCCCTGCAGTAGTAGCAGCGCCTCACGGTACGTCTCCAGGCCCGTCACCTTGGCCACGTCAATGTCAGTCTTGTCACCAATGGATGACGTGCCGCCCTCAGACTCCAGCCACAGAATAGGCCGTGGTGCTGTGCTGGCCCAGGTGGTCTTACCCACGCCAGACTCACCATACACCAGGGCATTGACGTACTGCTCACGCTCTGCCAGTTTCTCAATATTCAGTGTCGCCACCATCTATTCCTCATCCTCCCGGTACCGCTCATATGGGTCCTTTGGTGCGTACCCTGGAGAGTCCAGCAGCGCAGCCTCAGGCGTCATGCCCATGTGCACACGCTGGCAGGGTCCGCTCCAGTCATTTTTCCATGACCCACAGCAACTGCCAGGGTTGGCGTAGATTTGCCGGTCAGGGTCCTTGGCCTCATTGGCCGTCTTTGCAAACTGCTCAGCACGGTACAGCATTTCCTCACGTGTGAGCCTGATGCGCACCTCTTGGTAGTAGGGTGGCTTGCTGCGTGGGTTGGTGGCTGGATTCATCTTGCGTGCTTCACGGTACGCCATCTCAGTGGGCCGCTCACCGTACACAGCCATGACAGCAAGCTGATAGTTGCCATTCTGCTCACTCAGTTGGTAGGGCAGCGTGTCCTTGTAAAAGGTCTTGCGTGTCTTGGCATCCACCACACGCAGCCTGCCCGTCTGCTCATGCCGCTGCAGCAGGTCCAGCTTGCCCCTGAATAGCACGTCAGTGCCAGGAAACTGCACCTCTAGTGGTTCCTCCACACTGACAGTCTCATAGCCCATGTCCACGCCAGCCTCAGCAGCCCACACAGGATAGTCAAGCACCATGGCCCTGACCAGTGCGCTGTCCTTGCTGAATTCCAGCACGATGTCAGCAGGCACCTTGCCCTTGGGGCTGGCCTCCACCAGTTCCTGGCGCCGTGCCTCAATGGCCTCATCCACCTTGGCCATGACTACATCCATGGTGGCCTCACGGTAAATCCACTCAAAGCCAATGTGGAAGATGATGCCCAGGCTCAGCTTGCTGTTGGTGACAGCAGGGCCATAGCCCAGGTCATACTGGAATTTGTGCGCCAGCCGACAGTTGACAAAGCACTGTTCCTCACTGGTGCTGAAGTACTCAGATTGCGCCGCACTCATTGCCTCACCTCTGGTAGGGTCCTCCTGTATCGCTGCCGCCTGGCTCCCACATGCTTGGGGCCTGCAGCAGGCCACGCTCCATGAGCGCAGCACGTAGCTGGATATTCTGCACCACGTCTCCAGCCACACGCTTGGTGGTCAGGGCCAGCCCAGCGTCAGTGAGCCGGTTGGCCTCACGCCACTTCACCACGTCCATCTGCACCTTTGGTGCTTCCAGGCCCAGCATGGCGCCCAGCGTTTCCTGGCTCTTGCTGATGCCCTGATGCTTGAGCAGGTCATTCTTGGTGTCATGGGTCATCTTGCGCCCTAGTGTGGGCAGCCCTAGCTCAATCAGTTCTGCCTGCAGTGTCGGCAGGTCATATCCCCTGATGTAGTGGCCCACTACCATGTCAGCCTGCTCATACCGCTTGAGGAACTTGCGCAGCATGGCCTCTGCACTGCCTGCCCGTTTGGTCAGCAGGTAGACCTCCATGCTGCCCTCAGGGTCATCCTCCCAGGCGCAGCCAATCGCTGTGACCTCTTTGTGTACGTAGTCACCGCCCAGCCAACCTAGTGGCCGTGCCTCAATATCAAAGTTGAGGATGCGCTGGGCCTTGGTTTTGAATCCCTCAGCACGTATCAACCGCACTGCTAGACCTCATCCGGTAGGCCAAGCTGGCTGATGTCCAGCGTGTACTCACGGCCCTCAGCAAGCGCTTTGGCGTGTTCCTCCAGTACTGGTGCCAGCACGTCATTGATGGCACGGTCAGCCAGCATGCTGTAGTGCAATCGTACGGCGCTGCGTACCGCCTTGGCGATTAGGCGCCGCTCCATTTCCACAGCGTCATGCTGTTGGGGGGTATACATCTAGTACCTCCTGAATGCTGGCTCTGTGGCGCCCTAGCCGCTCTGGCTTGTTGCGCTGCAGTAGTCCATGCATAGATGCCTCATACCTGGCCCTGGCTTTCCGGTCGCTGGCCCTTTTCCGCTCTTTGGCGGCAGGGCACATCTCATGCCAGTCCTTACCTGCGTGCTTACCTGTGCACGCCACGTGTTCACACTTCATCACTATACAAACGAATGAGCCGCAGTTAGTGTGAGTGGGGGATGGGGTACCCTGCCCCTGTGGCGTGCGGCAGACCTCAGGGGCAGGGTTGATTTGCTAGGCCCTGGTGTCCAGCTTGGCCAGGCGCTCCTGGCTCAGGGTCTTGATGAATGACAGCGCAGCCGCTACCGCAGAGCCACAAGCCGCCAGCAGGGCCGTCTCAGCGCCCGCCAGGTTTAGGTCTGTGAATAGTTCCGCAATGGGCACAGCCGTCAGTGTGCCAGTGAATGCCTGGGCCACGGTCCAGCCCGCACGCTCCAGAATGTCATACCAGTTCATGCTCAGTATCTCCATTGAGTCCATGGCGCCTGCAAAGCGCCTCCAGATGGGCCACACGTCTGCGCAGCCGGTCGATTTCATCTTGCTTCAGCGCTGCTGCCTCACGCAGTGCTGTAATCTGCTCATCCTTCTCACCCAACTGCTCACGCAAGTTGGCCTCTTGCTTGCGCATATCGGCAAGCTCGCACAGCGCCTGCTCTAGTGACGCCAGTGCCTCATCCAGGCGCAGGGTCAGGTCAGCCACCTGTAGCTCTAAGTCAGCCACACGGTCAGTCAGGCCCAGGAATTGTGCGAGCACGTCACCGTCCACCACTTGCTCAGTGGTCTTGGTCGTGCTCACGCTCTGGCTCTTGCTAGGCCAGAATACTTTGAGCGCCGCCGCCGCTGCTGTGAGTAGTGCTGCAATGGCCGTCCAGTCCATTAGCGCACCCGTTCCCCGTCAATGTAGATTTCCACCTTGGCGTCCTCACCACGTGGGATGGCATCAATGGCAGCCTGCAGGGCAGCGTCAGCCGCTTCCTGCTGGTCCTTGATACGCATGAGGAATACAGCCAGTTTCTTCAAGGCCACGTCTGCGTGCACCTCACCGTCCTCATCCACGGTCCACTGGGTAAATACGCCGTCCTCCAGCAGGCTATCAATTGCCGCCTGCTCATACGCTGTGAGTGGTGCTGGTTCTGCCACACTATCCTCCTGTAGTTGCCACTCAGACGCATCCTGCTCACCTGCTGTGGTGACAGATACGTGGGCATGGGTTTTGTGTCCGTTGGCGCCGCTATAGGGCCTCCAGGTGTAGGGGTCGTACCCATGCCTGGCATAGCTGCTAAACATGCGCTCATTGTAGATGACGTACTTGATACGTGGGTCACGTGACAGCCGTAGCTGCTCAGTCACTTCATCAAGAAACGCCTTGCCGCCGCCAAAGTCGATTGCCGCCACGTCACCATCATCAGCGTCAGGGCTGTGGTCACTGGTCGGGCTGTTGATGTCATGGGACTTGCTGGCCACCGTGCCGTCAGTGGCCCAGGTGCCTGGGCGCACTTCCTCAATCTGCAGGCCCAGGGCCGTGATGGCTGGAACCGTCTGCCATTCGCGCCCTTCCCAGTTGTAGCCCTCATACCGGAATGCCATTACTCATTCGCCTCCGCATCTGCCTGCTTGATTTTCTCAAGCGTGTTTTCAGCGAGCAAAGCACGTGCCCGCCACTGGGCTGCATCAATTGACTTGCGTGCCACCTGGCCCGCTAGGTCATCGATCATCAGCGTCTCTGCACTGGGTGGCGTCTGTTGCTCAGGAGCTTGTGATTCATTTGCCATAGGTTGCCGCACCTCCTGGTGTCATTCCTTCATCTAAGAGAATACTGGCCTAGCTTTAGTGCTAGCTGGGCCGATATTTGGCCCATATACGTGGCTACGCATATTCGTCTCTAAGGCCTCTCAGAGCCGTTCTAAGCCATTTCTGATTTGCCTGGTATAGCCGTTCATGTGTCCCGAAGATTTGCCTTAGGGACGATACACCTCAGAAGTACCCGTATTCATTAGCTCTAAATCTATCTGTCACGTACTGTAGGTTTAGATTTTAGGTGCTAACTATTGCAAGCACTTTGCTAACTGACTTTCTAGTTCGGTAATACGCTTGTCGCTCTTGTCGAGCCTGCACTTTAAGTGCTGTACGTAGTCAACGGTCACAGCGAGCAGTGCGTACTCGTCGGGACTCCCACCACGCTGGTTGCCCTTCGTCGTCAGTAGCTCTGTGTTCTTTGACAGGTTCTCGATTGAAAATCCTAGCTCACGCTGCACAAAGTCTGGTGGTGTGGAAGCGTCCACCAGCTTCTCAGTGCGACGGTCGTACTTGATCGGGCGCAGGTCCATGAACCACTCCCGCTTCCAGTACTTGTGGTTCATCGAGAGAGGCAGGACCTTGAACTTCTCTCGTTCCCCTGTGTCGGGATTGTGAATGTAGCTGGAGTAATACCCGACGTATTGCATAGTCGAGCCTGTGCCCCGATTGAGCCTCAGCGTCTCGTGATTGCCGACATTGGTAAGCCCATCCCTAAGCTGCAACACCGAAGTCGAAGCCGAGTAGTCGATAATGCGAACTAGCTGATTGCTGCTTACGTCACGGAAATAGTGGTTGTCGGCGTTGTAGTAGTGGGACGAACTACCAATCCACAGCTTCTTGTTTCCGGATGGATCGTACATATTCGTGTACGACGCATCCCCGCCGAAACGTGTCGTGCCGTCGTCTTGGATATCCACAACGCCGATAAAGTTCAGCTCCCCGTCTGGTTCCATCCGCAGGTGCTGCGTGGGAGTTGAGGTCGCCCCGTATGAGCTATCAAAGCAGAACGTAATACCATTGTTATTGATGCGGATCAAGCCAGCCGACGAATAGGAGTTAACGCTCTTGTGGTAGTAGCCGGAATCGGTGCCACGGTCAAAGTTCCAGGCCATATCCAGGGCGTAGCTTCCTTGCGTTCCGATGGCCCCGTAATCGCCTAGCTCAATGGTCGAAGCCGACCAAGGTTCTTGAGTCCATACCGTCCCGCCTGTGTGGATCTTGTGAGTAAACAAGTCAGCACCAGAGGTAACGCTGACATCACCTGTAAAGGTGCCACCAGTTTTCGGCATGTACAGCCCATCAGCAGCGATCTTGGCTGCTGCCTCAGCATCTGTGTACCTGGCATGATGGTCCGATGCGCCCACGCCCGTCAAGGAACTGTGAGCGTGCGCATGAGCTAGCGGCGAATAGCGTGCATCTCCACGTGCGTCGTTGTGGTACTGTGGGTGGTCATCATCACCCAGACCAGTCAGTGCGTCATGCTCACTGATACCAGTAGTACTAATCCGTGCCAGTGTTGCCTTGATTTGCCTCAGCCCAAGCTCATGGGCCTCTAGGATTTCATAGAGATTACGTTGCCTAGCCATTACTCAAACTCCACACTGATTCGCTCTTGTCCTGCCTGGTCCACATTTAGTTCCCGCTTCTCAATCCTCATGTTCTGGGTCAACCGGCCCAGGCCGAAGTCATATGAATACTCAACTGTATTTCCTGGCTCCATATCATCAAAGTCAGCCTCAGGCACCTCAAACAATTCACCGCCCGGCACAAAGTACACACTGCCCGCCGCTGCCAGGTCATCATCTGCCAGGTCACTCAGGTGACTGGTGTCTGTCACAGGGTCATGCGTGGTGCCCAGTCCGCTGCGCCCAAAGCTAGCCCGCAGGGTAGCGTCAGACTTGCTGGTGACGATCACAGCGTCAGGACTGGTGCCCGCTGCGTACACCTCAGATGCCACTATGCCAGGCCCAAGGGCAAACCCAGCACTGGTGGCTGCCACGCCTCGCTCAATGGTCACCGTGGCACTCAGGTCAGTGCCTCGTGCTGCAGCAAACTCCACGTTGCCCGTATCAGGGTCTATCCACACGTCAAAGCTGCCCGCAGCCACGTTGCCAATGCTGGTGGATACCGTGGGAAATTCAGATGCCCCAGGAATCTTCAGGCTCCTGGTGGTGCCCAGCGTGCCAATGCTCGCAGTCAGCAGACCAAAGTTGCCGTATGTCAGCGCCTGCCAGTCATCAATCAATCCCTTGGCAATGGTGAATAGGTCAGCGCTGCTGAATGTCTTGTCAGCCCATACCAGCATATACCCCAGGTAAATGAGTCTGCCCCGGCAGTTGAGCGTGATGTTGTCACCCTCGATATTGCCGCCCGTGACTGGCCCAGCGAAGATGCGTGTGCCGTCCCGATAGACCCAGACCTCAATTGGCTCAGCCGCCAAATCCAGCAGCGCAGCCTTGGTGTCGGGGTCCAATGAGCGCAGGCCCACCGTCACGTCACACTCAGATGCTGTCATCGTCTTAAAATCCTTGACTCTGAATGTGGATGCGCGCAAAGGTCCCAACTCTGTGTAGGTTGGAACCGTTGCGCTCTGTGGTGTCCTGCGCACACTCACGATGTTGTACGTGGCCATGGTTACCTCTTAGTACGGGATGGCAAACGCTGTGATGTGCCCTCGCTCAAAGTCAAAGGTGCCGTTGCCCTGCTTTGACAGATAGAGTGAGTACGTGCTGGTATTGGCACCGCTCCAGACTTGCACAGCGATACCAGATAGTGAGCACACCTCACCATCAGCAGTAATCAGATTATGCAACTGGTGGTACTGCCAGTTGGTGGTATCCATATTGACACCATCATCACGTGGCAGGATGGTCAAGATGTTGTCACCGCCATCAGTATTGGTCTTGCTGATGGTGATATTCCACATGACCACAATGACGCCTCTGGATGGCAGCACGATTGACCCGGTGGACAGTGGGGTGAGTCCTGTGCCGATATTCTGTGCTGTACTGGCTTTGCCCTGGCCATACTTCAGCACAATGTCATCATGGTCCACGCCGTCTGTGGTGACGTGATTGCCGTGGCTGGCCAGTGCAAACGCCGCTGCGCTGTTGCCGTCCAGCAGGTCAGCGTCCAGGCCTGAGCCTGCGCCGTCCACAGTCTTGAGTGATGCCAGAATCTCAGCCGCCGACTGGTCAGCAGTGGCGCCCGACTCAATGCCGTCCAGCTTGCTCTTGTCAGTGTTAGACATGAATCCGTGTGAGCCAGCGCTGACCAGTGAGTGCTGACCACCGCCAGCACCCACATGGGCAATGGGGGCCAGGTCAGTGGAGTCCAGACCATCAAGCGTGTCAGCATCCACGTTGGCAGCGTCCACAGCCGCCTTGATGTTGGTAAGGTCAGTGGCATCAATGGCCGTACCACCAGCAGCAGTGCCATCATGGGCATGGGTGCCGATGTTCACGCCGTCAATGATGCCAGTGCCTGCCACAGTAAGGTCACCAGCCACGTCCATGTCACGCACTGCAAATGAGGACTCAGTGCGCTCATCTGTGATGGTGCAGGCCAGGATGTCAGCCGCAGCCGCAGGCACGTCAATGGTGGCCAGCTTTACGTATGCATCCCACGATGGGTCAGGCCCAGGGGCACTGGGGCTGGCTGCAGGCGTGCCGTCACGATAGGCAAACCGTGGCAGAGCCAGGCCAGTGGAGTCATACGCATTGTCCAGCACTACCAGGTAAATCTCATCCTTGCGTGGCAGTGAGCCGTCAGCAGCATTCAGGGTCACCGTCTGATTAGCGCCCGCCAGGCGCACCAGGTAGTTACCCTGGCCAGGGATGGTGCCAGCCACCACGTAAAAGTCAGCCTTAGCAGAGCCAGAGCCTAGCACCACATTCATGGTGGCTGCAGCACCAGCCGCAGGCACCAATGAATCAGCAGCCAGCTTGCCCTGCCCGTCATGCATCTGACTGTATCTATCTTCCTCAGCGCTCACATCCGTCACTGGAGTCCCAGCGCTGTCTGTCCTTGCACCAATGGCCCTTGCGCCCATGGTGGCATCTGTATATGTAGTAGCCATGTATCACACCTCCTGAGCGTTTACAGCCACGTATCATGGAACGCCACCACGCACAGTGCGTCTGTGCTGGTGCCGCCCGTTACCTCAAATCTCAATGTGTTGTCACCAGGCGCTATGTAGAATGGCTCACGTGGTTGTGCCCATTCTGAATACTTGTTAGTGGTGCCCAGCTTGATTACAAAGTCATCACTGGGTGGCACAGTCACGATGCTGTGCATGTCCACTGTGAGTACCTGGCCGGTCAGCATGGTGGTATCCATCACCAGGCTCTGGCCAGTGGTCTGGTTAGTCAGCGTCACCTGGGTGATAGTGCCCACTGTCGGCCCATAGAATCTGATGAGTGGCCAGGCGTTGGCGTTACCATCATTAATTAGGACCACTTCACTGCTGGCGTCCACTGCGTAGTCCTTGCCGTAGTCAGTGATACCATAATCAAGGCCACCGCCACTGGCAGAGTACACTTGCAGCGTGTCCTGGTCCTGCGCCACTGCATAGGTCCTGGGGTCCGCCAGCTTCAGCCTCACCTTGTGCATGGGCATGAATGGACTACGTGGACTGCGTGCCGATACACGGCCCACGCTGCGTGCGTTGACGTAGCGTTGCGCCATACCAGGCTCCTGAAACTTCAGTTGGTGGGACTCATCAGAATGCTGGAATGCGTCAATGAGCGCCTGCACCTTGTCACGCAGTGCCTGGCTGTCCTTGTCACCCTTCACAATGATATCCATGATGATGCTGCGCCCTGCAGCCACGTGCAGGCCAGCAATGTCACCGCCACGCCTGGGAATCTGCACGTCACCCATGCGCACCTCATCGTCCTCTAGGCCCTCAACTGCCACGATGTGATAGTCAGTATCCTTGCCCAGGGTCAGGCCTCTGTACTCAAACTGATAGTCAGCCATTACGCCACTCCACGCTTAGTGAATTCCCAGCCAATTTCATCAGCCGTTGCCTTGGGGTCACCGCCCATCATCTTGTCAATGTAGACAGTGGCACCGTTGCCGTTGCTACCAGTCAGTGGTTGCACGCTGGTGCCCGCAGGCAAGTTAAGCACCTCAATGCCACGCTCACCCACACGCACAGGGCCGTCACTTGTGGTTATGCCGCCCTCTGCCAGCCTTGGAATGCTGATGGGGGTAAACATCTCATCTGGGAAGTTGACAAATGGGCCAGCAATCACGTCTGCAGCATCTATGGCTTTCTGTAGACCACGCAGCGCAAAGTTGACGCCATCCTCAAGTGCACCAATGAGCGCATTTATGACGCCCTTGAGTGCATCCACAACCGCAGTGCCGATGGCGGAAATGCCCTCACCCAGACCGCCCCAGAATGTATCCCAGGCCAGGCCCAAGGTGCTGATGATGGTATCCCACGTAGCTTGCAGCGTCTGCCATGCGGTATCCACTGCGCCATTGATGGCATCCCATGCGCCACTGACAGCCTGCTTGATGCCGTCCCATGCAGCGCCCCAGTCACCTGTGATGATGCTGAGCACTGTCTGGATGACGCCTTTGATGATGTCTAGTGCGCCACTGATGGTGCGCATGATGCCGTCAAAGATGGGGCCAATGAATTCACTGATTGTGCCCCAGATGCGCTCCCAGAATCGCTGAATGATGCCCATGACCTTCTCAATGACTTCCTGGATGCGTGGCCAGTTGTCAATGAACCACTGAATTAGGGCGCCGATTTCCTCAACCGCAAAGGCCACCAGCTTCTCAATGACTGGCCCAATAACTGCCCATATTTCATTCCATGTGTCCATCAGGAACGTGGCACCCTTCTCAACCACTTCCATGATGGTGTCCCAGTTTTCCTCAAACCAAGCTGTGACCTTACCCAGCACCTCACTGACTATGGCCTGGAATTCCTCAAGGATGGGCTGCACTGTGGGCAGAAATACGTTCTGAATCCAGCTTACAACGTCCTCCCATTCCACGCCCATCTGGTGCAGTACCCAGACCACGCCAGCAATGGCCGCAATGATGAGTCCTATGGGAGTGGTCAGGAATGTCAGCACCTTGACTGCGTTGCCTAGTACCAGCAGCAGTGGGCCGATGGCTGCAGCACCGCCAGAGGCACCCACAATCAGCCGCTGCCATTTCTCATCCAGGCCGTCAAAACTCACCGCAAGCTCACTGATTTTGTCGGCAACCTCAACCACGATGGGTGCAATGATGCCGCCAACAATCTCCATGCTGTCACCCATCTTATTCATGGCCTGCTGCCACTTACCACTAGCTGTATTGGCTACCGCCTCAGCCGTGCCACCAAACTGGCGTTCCAGTTCCTCAAGGATGACCTTCTGAGCGCCCAGTGCGTCACCGGATTCCCACAGGCCCTTGATAAGCTCTTTCTGGTCTGCTGTGAATTGCACACCAGAACGTGACAGCGCACCCAGGTTAGCCACTGGGTCATTGAGCGCCTTGCCAAGCATGATGGCTGCGCTCTGCAGGTCAGTCTCCATGAGGGCTGCCATATCAGCAGTCACCTGCGTAGTGCGGTCAAAGACAGCATTGGCACCCTCACCCTGATTCTTGATTTGACCAAAGGTCAGCAGCACCGCCTGCATGGACTCCACCGCCTCATCACCAAAGGTGCTGGTGGCCTGGATGCTGTCAGCCAGTCCCTGCAGTGCATCCATGGATGTCCACGCTGATGCGCCCATGGATTCAAAGCTACTCTGCAGCTTGGCAGTAGCCACTTCCTGGGCAAAGAATTTCTTGACAGCCACTGTGGCCAGGCCGACAATCGGCAGCGTCAGCTTTGTGGTCAACGAGCGCCCAGCATTGGTGAATGACTGGCTAACCTGCTTCATCTTGGTGCGGGTATGCTCCGCAAACCCAGTTACGGACTTTTCCGCACCCTTGGTATCAGCACGTACCTTTAGCAGTAGCTCATCAGCCAGTACCACGCCTCACCTCCATGCAGCAGCTAACCTTGGGGCCTTGTGTGGCTTTCACCTAAGAGAATACTGGGGCAAGTTATGCCCTCACAGCCCACCAGATGGCCTGTAAGCGTGCGACAGCCCACCCAGGCCTCCCGATACCAGACGATACCGAAACGGCCCAGGTGGGCTACGTGGTGGGCTGTGGTGGAAGCCTACTGCCCTATTTGGTGCCCTTCAGCAGCTTTTCCTTGCTCCATAGCTCCAGGGCCTCATACATATCCTTGGCTGGCGTATCATCGTACTCCTGAAACGTCCAGCCCATGCGCTCACAGACTTGCAAGCGCACCCATTCATATGGCGTGGGTTCTCCGCTGAAGTGAGCAACTACAGCAGCACGCCCTACCCTTCCCCCAGGGCCTGCAAGTCCTCCATCAGGGCCTCATTGAGCGCCGTGAATTCAGATTTGCGCAGGTCATCCCACGCCTCCATCTTACGGGGGTCACCCTTGTATGACCACTCCATGACAATGCCAGTGAATGCCTCAAACATCACCTCAATGTCACCAGTCTGGCCTGCCGACATGATGCGCCGCAGTGCACCCATCTTCATGTCAGCGTCATACACCAGGTGCTGCCCGTCACCGTACTCAACCTTACGCAGGTCTGCCTTTGCCACCTCTTACCTCCTAAGTAAAGCTGGGGACTGACCAGATGCCAGCCCCAGCAGGTTTGCCTACCTTATACGGATACCGTACCCTCAACGACAGCGCCAGAAATCTCAAAGCTCATGCTGAGAGTGGCCAGGCCGTCATACGGGAAGTCCACAGAGCGTGAGCCAATAACTGCCGTGAAGGTAGTGGACCGCTTGCCACTGGTATTGCCTTCAGGGTAGATGGCCATGGTGTCACTGTCGCCAGGCTGAATGGCCTGCCACGCAGCGCTCCAGGTACCAGTCTGGTCCAGGGCCTCAAATGAGCCTGAGCCGTCCTTGAGTCCGCTTTGCTTGGTCCGGTTGTCATCACCGTATGTGGTGTCATCAAGGATGTCAGCGCTTTCCTCGTATGAGACAGAGCGCCCATCACCGCTGATGGTCACACCAGCGAAAACCACCTCTAGGTCCTTGCCACGATATGCGGGCATATGTCTGCACCTCCTAAGTGCTAGCAGCGCCTGCCTCAGGCACCACAAACTAGAGTGGTGCGCCCTTACGTGCGCCTGTGCTTCACTAAGAGAATACTGGCAGGCCTTACTTGCTGCGCTCCCAGTTGATACGCAGCAGGAATGCATGCAGTTTGCTGTCCTGCTCCCACAGGGTCTGAGCACCAATTAGCTCCACTGCAGTGGTTTCATATCCATCTGCTGTGGTGGCAATGTCCTCAAGCTCCAGCTTGTCAGTCACCGCCGTGGCAATGTCCAGAATCTCCTGCAGGTCCCTGGCACGTGCCGTGATACGCCAGCCAGATTCAGCCACCTTGTTAGGCCCACTGCCCATGGTGCCTATGCCTATCTCACGCTCTTGGCTGTATATGACATAGGGTGGCTCCAGGGCCTCACCTGCCGTCTGGCTGTCCTGCGAGTGGACCGCTGCCAAAGTCACGCTATTCAGCCCAGCAGCATCTAGCCCAGCCCTGAGTGCATCGTACATCACTTGCCATGCGCCATCGTAATCCATTTGCCGCCTCCTATTTCAGATTAGTGCGCCCTAGCAACCCGCCAGCCGCTTTCTGCGCCTTGTAAAGGCCACCACTTGCGAGCACCAGCCGTGATGCTGGCACCATGTAGGGCCGTGGCGCCATCTTGTGTGTTCCAATCTCCAGATATACCGCAGCCTCATCACGCACGCCGCCACGGTCAGCCACGATGTACCAGCCGTCACCTCTGCGCTCTTTGCGTATGGACTTCTCAACCTCATGCTCCTCCTTGGCCACCAGGTCCTTGGCCACACGCACAAAGTCATCAGCCAGGTGACTGATGACAGCCTCACTGCGCACATCCAGACTGCTGCTGATGGTGCGCAGATTGCCAATGACTTCAGTTTCATTGACCCAGGCTATGCTGATACGGTTGGGCTGTGTTACCATGGCACTCCATCTACTACCTCAGCCGTGCAGCGCACAGCCGTGCCGTTGCTCTTGGCAACCTTGGCATTGCTCACCTGTAGCTGTATGGACTCTGCAGACCACTCCAGCACGTCCTCATCCTGCACGTCAGTGCCCCAGGGGAACGTCACCATCCACTGCTCAATCTCTAGGCCACGGTCAGCCTGCCCGCCCAGCATGACCTCAGCACCAGGTGTGATGGTACAGGGCACGTCCTTGGCCACGGTCAGTGCCGTGCCAGTGGTCCAGCCACCTTTGCCGTCAGCCGCCCGCTGCAGCCTTGTGATGGTCACCAGGTCAGGATGGTGGTCCTGCTGGGACTGCCTCATGGCCGTCAACTGCGCCGATGTCAGCGCCAGCCCGCCAGCCATTAGGCACCCTCAGCTACAGGCGCCACAGGGGTCCAGCCGCTGCTCATGTCAGCGTACCGCTTGGCCTGCGCCACCGCAGCGTGGTATGCCTGATTACGCTGGAAGGTAGCGCCGTCAGCAGTGAAGCTGAATTGCTCAGCAAAGATGGCCGCTTTCTGATTCCACGCAATGCTGGCAGCCTTATACAGGTCCACCGTATTGGTGTAATCCGTATTGGCCGTGCCGTCAGCATTCAGTGGGGCCTCACCGTCAGCATCCACCGTGCGTGCCTGAAACGCAGCATCATCCAGGTCAGCCTCATCCAGCGTCCGGTCAGCAGCAGACTTGTGGGCCTCACCAGTCATCCGCTCCAGCCGTGCTAGCTCATCAGCCGTCAGGTATGTTGCCATTACGTCCTCCGTACTTAGGGCAGGTAGACTGCCGCAAAGGTCACGCTAGTGGTTGCGCTCCACGCAATCGCCACCAGGTTGCTGTCAGCAGGGTCTGCAAACTGTGCCACGTCCAGTGGGCCAATGAATCGTTCCTCACCAGCCGGTACCGTGGTCACAGGGTCAGCGATAGCCAGCCCAGCCACGTCACCTGGCGTGGTCAGCGTGCAGGTGACTGAGACGCCACTGCCATTCTTGACGTGCAGGAATGTGTTGCCGCCCGCCTTCACCTTGTCACCGCCACCACTGGCAGCGTTGTAAGTGGCATTGAGTCCAGTGTACGCACTGGCCTCTGCCGAAACTGTCGCCATGTCAATCCTCCAGAATAGACTAAGGCCTGGCCCAGCGTGTTGCCAGGCCAGGCCCTAGTGTTAGATGTTTGTGTGCGTGCCTTTAGAGGCTCACGCTGGCGTCAAGTGTGACCTTGGCGGACTCTCCACGATCCGTGAAAGTCACGGAAGTGGCAGCCGCTGTGGCCTCCACAAACTCACCCAGCTTGACCTCACCTGCAGTGAGCGCCGTAGCGTCCAACTGCCCCACAACGTCAGAGCCGTCAAAGATGATGGCATGGGTGCCGTCACCAAGCGCAAGCGCTGAAACGTCAAGGGTGGCTCCATCAACTGCTACGCCGTCAATGAGGCCAGGCCCCACAACCACGTCATCACCGCTGATGCTCAGGTCAAAGCCTGAAATGGCAGTGCCCTTACTAACTGTGTTAGCCATGTGTTACCTCCTGGCCTTAGGCCGTGTACGGACGGACCACAGCAAACGGATAATCCTCACCAGAGGCAAGGCTAGCGCCGTCAGCAGTGTCATCCGCAATGACCTTGAATGCGTAGCGTGCAACCACACGCAGCGCAACCATGTCCTGCTCCATGAGCGAGTACAGGACATTGCCAGCACCGTCAGTAATCACGCCCTGGTCAAAGACCTTGTACGTGAGTCCCTGGCGGGTACCCAGCCATGCCTGCTCCCAGGCGCCCATAATCAGGTGCGCCTCAGACGGTTGCCAGACGTTGGTGGACTTCTCATGGGAAGCAAACTCAATGCCGATGCCGAAAAGGTCCTCAGGGACAATCGGCAGGCCGTTGCTGCCCTGGAAGTAATACCGCCCATCAGCATCCTTCAGGTTACGCAGACGGGACTTGAAACGGTTGTACGCCACGATACGGGACGGGTCATACAGGTCAGCCTCAAGCGCCTCCAGTGCGCCGTCAGGGGTTGCCGGGGTGGCGCCAGTGCCGCTAATCAGGTCCAAAAGTTCCTGGTCAGTGGGGCTGGCATCTTCCTCAAAGTCATTACCGACAATGAGAGCATCCGGCACGATGTGAGCGCCAGTACCGGCAGCGCCCCACGCAGTGGGAGCGTCATTACCGAACATAGCAGCAGCATCCAGCTTGTTAGCCACAGCCGTTTCAATGGCTGGCTTATAAAGCTCGAAAAGGTCTGCTTCAGCATCGTCCACGACATTCTCATCAATCGGGATGATTACCGCAATCTCAGCGCTGGTCAGGGTCCAGGCCAGTTGCTGCATGGTGGGCTGGTCAGTCTGCTTCCGCTGACCCTCACCAACCCAGTACGCATTAGCACCAGTGACCTCCGCCTCACGGAAGGTCTTTGCATTGGTACTCATGGGCACGGGCTTGGCCAGGCGCTGAATGATGGACTGGTCTGCCACTCCACGCAAGATTGCGTCAGAAACGGGAGTAGGGACAACAATGCCCGCAACGTCTCCACGCTGTACTCTTGCCATTTGTCTATCCTCCTAGATAGCTCTACTTCTCACAGGCCAGTGCTTGCCTGGGTCAGCCTCTGTCTGCTGCCCTTACCGGCGCCCAAATGCGCCACGCACCGCCTGGTTAAACTGTTCCGCCTCAGACAACGTGCCACCTTTGCCACGTGCCCCAGCATCTCCAGTCTTGTTACCAGTACCACTTTCCTGGGCCGCAAAGCTGGGGTATTTCTCCGCCAGTTTGTCCCAGTCATGGTCACCTACCTCACCCACCTTGGGGTCATACGTACCAAGCACGCCTTGCGCCTTAGCTGCAAGATACGCCAGCCCAGGGTCTGCAATTCCCTTGGCCAGTGCCTCCTGCTCAAAACTCTGCTTCACGTGCAGGTCTGCAATCTCATCCTGCAGTCCTGCAATGGTGGCGTCTCGCTCTGCCACCTTCACCTCTAGGGCCTTCTCAGCCTCAGCCTTTGCGTCCTCAGCCTCACGGTACTTGGCTAGCTCTGCCTCTAGCTCTTTGGCCCGCTCTTTGGCTGCCTTTTCGGACTCACGCTGTTTCTGGATTGTGGCCATGGCCCGCTCTTGATCAAATTCCTCAGCGCCCTTGCCACTATCCGTGCCCTTATCTTCATCTGTCACGTTGCCTGCCGCATCATTTGCGTCAGCATTCTTGGCTGCTTCAGCCATTCCGGTACCTCCACTTGTGGTGCCTCATGCCGTCAACTAAGAGAATACTGGAGCAAATAGCAAGTGCCCCAGGCCAGGCCCAGGGCACGTACTAGAGACGATTTACCGCCTCACTGCATGATGTACCTCCTGCTCATGCTCAGAACTTCTCAGCGCACACAGGGCCGATTCCTGCAGCCACGCTGGCCTCATCCTCCAGCTTGCGACCACAGGCGCCGCAGCGTCCCACCAGCTTGCCGTATGCCACCATGGCAGCCTTGGGGTCCTTGAGGATTTCAGCAAGCTCATCCTGCACCTGGCCACGGTAGGCCTGGCCTGGGCGCTGCATGCCGTAGCGCTTGCCTGCACCGTACTCACTGGCATCCTTCACAAAGGTGTAGCCGTCCCACTTGCCGCCCTTGCGCCCGTGATTGATGGCCAGCTTCAGCCGTGTACCACCAGGCACTGCGTAGTAGCCAGGCACCAGCCCGCTCAGGTCCAGGCCGTCTTGCGCTGCCTCAGTGGCCTCTGCGCTGACCTCAGGGCACTGGCCGTCAAGGTGGAAGGTGACCCACTGGCCTGCGTCTGACTTCTCAATGCGTCCCTCATTGGCCTTGACTTCCTGACCGCACGTGCCGCACATTCCTGCATAGCGGTTGGGCCTGGGCTGTGCCTTGGGGCACTCATCAATGTGCTGAGCACCAAAGCGCCCATTGACCTTGACCAGCTTGCCAGCCTTGGCCTCAATCCAGCCCTGGCACTTCACGCACTTGCCTGCATACTTGTTGGGAGTGGGTGCCGCAGCCTGCTTGGCCTCTGCGCTGTCCAGTCCCCATTCAGGGTCATTGGCCACAGGATTCATCACGCCATTGTGCTCACGCATCTTGCTCAGTGCCTGGAGCACGTCAGCCCTGGCCATATTCTTGGCCAGGTCAATCTGCTTGCGTGTCCACACGTTCTGTGGCTGCACCTTGGCCTCACGCTCTTTGCGTATGGCCTTCTCATGCTTGGCATAAGCCTTGTCAAATAGCTCTGTGCGCAGGTCAGTGGTGGCGTCACGCCATTCCATATTCGCCTGAGCCAGTGCAATGGGGTCTGCGTAATCAAGTGCGGTCATGTTAGGCAACTTCCTGTGTGGTGGCCTGGGTGGCCTGGGTGATGGCTGAGTAATCGGCAGGCATGGTCTGTGGGCCGTTTCCAAAGGCCAGTGAAATGAGGACCATGATGGTGGCTGCTGTGTTTTTGCTCTTGCTCATACCCCAAATATAGCACAGCACAATACCAGTGTCAAGTCATTGGGCAATGATTTCTGCGCAGGCGTCACATAGCACCTCTGCCCACCCATTGAATGGGCTGCCCAATGTGCGCAGGTCCTCAGTAGTCAGCCCACACAGCGTAACCGTGCGCTTACGTGCCCACTTGATATTGAGCACCAGGTGCACATCACCGTGCGGCAGCCCTGCTGGGTTTTCACGCACTAGGTCAAGATTGATGACCAATGGCTTGCTTGGGTACTGCTTCACTCTTGCCATGGCAACCGCTCACCCTTAGTGTTGCGCCAGGTCTTGGTGCCGCAGTGCTTGCACGTATGCAAAAACCACAATCCTGGGGCAGGCCCAGGGCCGTCAGGCAATTCACTGGTGAAAAAGAAAGCACCGTGGCTGTCACCATTGCATCGCTCAGTGTGGAAGTCCAAATTGCGTGAGCCTCTGCCGTCTGACATCTTCACTGTGCCGCTCCTGTGGTTGCGTATAGCTTACCCTATACCATCGGCAGCCATTTGTCAACCTTTAGCTATTCAGCGCAGGTCCTCAATCTCCAGCTTGCCAAAGCCGCTGGGCAGCACCCAGTCAGGCAGTGTGTTGCTCAGTACCTGGTCTAGCCGGTCAGGATGCAGCACTGCCTGGTATGGGTCCTCAGCGCCCAGTAGCTGTGCGTACATCATCACACGTTCCTCAACTGGGGTTTCAGGGCCATACGTGGGTGGCTCCCCTTTGTAGCGTGCAATGAGCCTATCTAGTGTGCCAAACGTCTCATCTTTGCTGCTCATGCCAGTATGTCCTCCACCCATGCCGCCAGCTTGGGGTACGTGCGCCGCCACTCAGCCGCACTGATTGGCGCAATTCCTGCTGATGTTGCCTGCTCACCTGTGCCCATGAAGTACATGCGCACCATTTCTGCTGCCGTCTCCACGCCACGCCTGCCAGTAGGCCGTAACTCAGCCGCATACTGGAATGCTCTTGCATTGGGGTCACTGCTGTGGTAGATGGCCTGCACGTCTTTCTGAATCTCACGTGCAGCCCTACTACCCAGCTTGAATCCAGTAGCCTCATCAATGGCGTGGAATCCCTCATGCACCAGCGTGTCCACCACGTCATCAACCGTGGAATCAATGTAGAGGGATTTCTTGTCAGGTAGGTTGCGCTTGATACGATTGATGCGCTGCTGGTAGTCCAGTGGCGTAATCTCAGCCGCACGGTACAGGTCATCTGCTGCCTGGGCTGCAGCATTGGCTGCGTCCATAGCTGCGTTGTACTCAGCCACTTTGGTAGGGTCCATGCGCCGCATGTTGACCTCAATGGCCCGCTTGCTGGAGTGTCCAGGCCTGCCCCACCATTTGAATCTGCCCACAGTGGTCTGCTGGGCATTGCTGTATGTCCTGAATTCAGTGAGATTGTCCAGCGCTGCACGCAGCTTGGCACGCATGCCTGGATGGTCTATTACCTGATTCAGTCGCCGCTCTACTTCATCAATGATGGCCTGATGTTTCTTGGCCTTGTATGTGATCTTGGCGCCATCTGGGCGCAGCACAAACTGCTCCACCTCTACCTCATCCAGTGCGCCGACAATCTCGCCCTTGGTGGGCAAGTCATCCACGATGTTGGCAGGCACGGTAGGCTCAGGCGCCACTACCTCTACTGGCCCAAATATGGTGTCCTCAGCTATGCGCTGCGCACGTGCTCGCTGGTCCGTGATGGTCTTTTGCCAGCGTGCCAGGCCCTTTGCGCTACGCCTGGTGGCCTGCTCAGCAGCCTCTGCAATGCTCATGCGTCCGCTGCGCACAGCCTCACCCACACTGGCAAATGCCGCATTGTTGCTGGCCATCAGTGTGTCAACCAGTTGCTGCTCAGTCAGTGGCTGCACACCATTGGCTGCAGCCTCCTGTGGGTCCTGTGGAAAGCAAAGGCAACTAGGATGCATGGGCACAAATGCGCCCTTGAATCGTTTGCCATGCTGGTCCAGGCAGGCAGGGCAAGCACTTGCGTTGCTGACCCATACCCATTCAGATTTGCCATCATACGTCCATTCACGTGCGCCGCTCATGGTGTCCTGGCTGAATTCTGCCAGCAGTGAACTACGGAAGCGCCCAGCGCTCACGCCGTTGCCATTCTGCCTGGCAATCAGCGCAGCACGTGCTCTGGTGCCCAGGCCAGCCTTGGCGCCCACGTTGACGCCTCCCGCTGTACCTGCTCCCAGGCGTGCGCTCTGTCGGCCCAGGGCATCCAGGAAGTTCTGCTCACGTGTGACGCCACGCAGCCCTGCTGGGCCTCTGCTCATGTGGTACTCCATGCGCATGAGTGACTTGCGCACTTCATCACGTGCCACTGCCGCCGTAAATACCGCTTCCTCAGCCGCCATCATCGTCCATCCCTTC